CACCTATTACTGCATTCATATTGCCAATGTTAAAGTCAATTCCAATTCTTAATGGTTCATTATCATCTACATAAGGGTCGTTTTGTAAAACATGGGTATTGCGATTAAATTTGTCATATACTTGGCCGGAAGTTAAATTGCAGAAGTTTCCGTTTAAGTATGCTTGTATTAGCTGTGGAGGGTAGTTTTCTAGTAATGAATCAATAAATCCGTCTGGCAGATAAGGGTTATCAGATGTCTTAGCTTTTATTAACCGAGTATCTTCTTTGGCATTTTTTTCAAAGGTATCAAACGCCCATGAGTGACCTTCTGGTGTTGTAGTTGCGTAAAACTGTTGAACATTACCTGACCTAAGTCTAGCAAGTGCCATGTTCATTGCTTGCTCCGCATCTCGTTTTGCAACAGTATCTGCCTCATCAAAACCAACAGCACATAAGTTTTGACCACGCAATCTTTGATAGGTCAATATAGTTCTTAACAAGATAGTATGTACACCTTCTTTAAATTGCAGTTGGTATTCTGGTAACGGGCTAGCTCTAAAGGTATATGGTATTTCCCATTCATCTAATAAATCATTCATAGTTCGCATAAGTATGTCTCTTAACATTGGCGCAGTTGGTTCAAAGATTGCCGAGATGTGGCCAACATTCATTGACGCCAACAGAATTGATTTACTTACAAGGGCATATGTTTTTCCAGCACCAAAACCACATACCAATGCTAATTTTCTATGTTCTGTATCTGCGCAAAACTTTTCTTGATGCGGTAATAAATTAGAGGTAATTCTATCTTGAACTGTCTTTGTAGTAGGTATATCAAATAAGCCATCGCCAAATAATACATGGCCTTTTTTAACTGTTTCAAGAATACTCATGAGCAAAGATCAGCTAACTTGGCCGCAGTATTAATTGCACCGAGAGCTATATTCAGTTGCCCATTACGTCTAGCTTCCATCTGTAAAGTACTGCACTGACTTAATAAATCAGCAATCATCTGTGGTCTTTCTATATCCCAATCTGCCCTTAATTGTATTCTTGCCTCTTTAAGATAATTATCAACAGTTCGTTTAGTTACCCCCCAGTTTGTTGCAGCGTATTGAATACAATCAGACCTTCTACCACCATTAGCAATTATCCTTGCACATCTTGCGATACGCATTTCTGTTTCCGCTTGTGTTGTTTGTGAAGCTGCCATTATGCTGGTTTTTCTATTAGGTATCCTGAGAAATCGCCAAATCTGAACCAGTTAATAAATTCGCCAGCAAGTTGATCTTCTGTAATTGGTCTTTGTACACCTGACAATGATAATTCTTTCTCAATAATTTCATCAGCAGAAGTTCCAGATGCGGTTTTACCAGCAAGTGTAAGACGATAGAAAACAGTTGAAGCGTAGCCACCAATTGGTTCTAACTTGTCAAAGACAATAATTGCCCCTCCGGGTTTACATTTCTCCCTTAGTCTTAGCATAATATTAAATCTTTTGGCTGGTGGTATAAACATTAAACATAAAAATAAAACCGATAGGTCAAAATCTTTAGGAATAAATGTTTCTGCTTTACTACATACAATTTCGCCCGGTGCATCATAAAGTTTTATCATTTCTTTACTAGGTTCTATACCTATCAAGTGAGCATTTCTTTTAGTTAGTATTGGTTCTAATGCTCTACCAATATTGCCAGTAGATGCACCAAAGTCGTAAACAAGACCATCTTGTGGAATGTAATGTCTGGCCACATGAAGAATTGCGTTTGTTGCAAGGTCATACCAAGGCAACTGTTCTCTAACATGGCGATCAAAACCTTGTGCAACACCAGAGGTTTCAAAAGACCAGTTTGTAGGTATATCCATTTAGATTTTTTCTAATATTTCTTTGGCAACAGTTTCTGCAACTTTAGCCATCATCATAGGTGGTACTGCACGACCTACTCTTTCCCATTGCTGTGAAAATGTACCAGTTAATTTAAAATCTGAAGGAAAAGTACTAATTGCTTTTAATTCTTCAATGGTAAATGTTCTTGGTTCTGTCCAATGGTATTTATCAGTACTGCCTTGCACTACGGTATTTGCAACACGAAAAGGCGATTGTTTTACATGGCTATAAAATTTATTTTTACCAGTTAGTTTCATTGCAGCTTTCCAGAATGAATCACCAACTTTTGTATTTTCCCAGAGCCTATATGTCTCTGTACCTTTAATCACTTCTTTATAGTTATTAGTTTTTTTAACATCTGCCAAAGCATCACCAACTGTATAAAAATACGGCAATGGTTTAGGGTGTACTGGTGTAATATTTAAATCTTTTCTAACACCTACAAATATTGTTCTTTTTCTCATTTGTGGTATGCCAGCCCATTGTGCGTCAATAATTTTACATTTTACGTCATAACCACAATCTTTTAACTCTTGCAAAATTCTTTTAAAGTAACCTTTTGCGGTGCCAATAACTAAACCAGCAACATTTTCTGCAACAAATACTTTAGGTTGTAACCCTTTTAAAATTCTTGCATATTCATAAAAAAGATCATCAACCCTTTGTTTTGTATCACTATATTTTTTTTCTACCCCCCATCCTTTTTCTCTTTTACCACTAATAGAAAAAGAAGCACACGGAGGTGAGCCATCAAATAAATCTAATTCACCTTTTTTTAAATTAATTCTTTCTAGTATCTCCTCTGGTCTTATCTGTCTCACATCATTAGAATCTAAAATGCTGTTTGGGTGGTTAGCTTTATATGTCTCCTGTGCAGCTTTTATAAACTCATTTGCATATAAAACTCTATAACCAGCCATGCGATAACCTAAACAACTACCGCCACAACCTGAGAATGTTGAGACAACATTAAAACCATTCCACTTAATGGCCTCTATTTCAGCCATTGTTGGTATATAAAAAGGTGGTTTATTAACTTTGTTTACCACTCCACTCATACCCACAAGCTGGACAACGGTGTTCAATTTCTATATCTTCATCTATTTCTTTAAAATCTTCAGGTGCAGTTTCTTCCCTATGGTCCATTAATTCAGTTAAGTCCTCTGGTTTAAACCAAGGCTCTAGATCATGTTCCATTGATAAATGGTGCAACATAGACGCATCCCAATCAGATAAATCAGATGTTCTGTTATCTGCAAGAGCAAGACCAACTTTTTCATCTTCAGATAAATTAGTTCTTTTAATTGCAATAAGTTCTTTGCCGTCTGTCTCTATAACCCTAACATCCTCTAAACCAGCAGCTTTCGCACCTTCTATAGTACCGTTGCCAGCTAATACACGACCATCTTCATCTATTACTATTGATCTAGCTGCACCATACTTTTTTAAAGATTCTTCTATAAGAGAAGCAGACCGGTCTGTTCTTTTTCTTGCGTTTTTGTGGTCTGGTTTTAGATCATTAATTTTGGTCATTTTGTTTTGTCATTGTTTGTACAATAGCTTTTTCTGAAGGAAAAGAAAACATATCGCCTACTTTAGTTAATTCTTCCTTAACCACTTGTATGTAGTAAGGGGTTTCGTATTTTTCTCCTTTAGCAATTTTTTGTCTTATTTCGTTCATATCTTTAGCACCTTTTTGCCAAGCATCTTTTCTTTGCGTATGTATCTGTCTTATTTTTTCTTTTTCGAGAGAAAAACCAAGTGCTTGTGGCTCCCCTCTTATTGAGTCTGTTGTTCTAATATTGCCATAACTATCTCTAAAACCAACTCTTTCTTTTTCATTCTCACTATGGCTATCGCCATAAGCAGCTTTACAATGACAGATAACAGCTAAGTCTTGGCCACCGCAGGATCTACCTCTCTTGTCTCGGTCATAGTCTGGTATAAATTGGTTTATAAGAGCATCACCATTAGAAACAATACCCGAGTCGTAGCAAGCAAAACATTCTACTTTTGGTATATAAAATGTGGTGTCTCTATCTAAAGAGGTTCTTCTGTAGTTAAAGGTCATTGGAGGTTAAAAAGGTAATTCTGAGTCTTGGGGTTTATCTTTTTCCCAAGGTCTTTCTTTGTTTGTAACACCTTTTCTTTGTTTGTACAGGGCATCTTTCTCATCTTTTACATAGCCCTCATAATATTCATCTCTTAACCATCTAAAACAATTAGGAAAACAAACTGCAAAGCCACCATCTCTCTCTGTTGCTCTTTGTTGTTTAATGGCAGCAAGCAAAGAAAGTTTTATATTATTTGGTGTTGTTTTCTTTATGGCTTTTTTCCATTCTTCCCAAGCTTTTGGTTTATTCTGGCCACTTGCTCGTTTTTTAATATCTAAATATAAAAACCAAAATTCAAGAAAGTCATCTGAATAATCTTTTTTATTTAGTTCTTTTGTATCTAGTTTAATTGTATCTAGTTTGGTGGCATCTGCTGCTATGGGGCATGGCATATTTTGCCATGGGGGCGTAGCATCTTTTGCAGGGGTGCAGGATTTGCCACGCCTACCAATACTGGGTTCTGGTACGTTTGCTAGATGCCAAACAGTTACTTTATATAAGTTACTACCCTGTTGTCCGTTATTACCTTTTTGATGTGTTCTTTCTAAAAGCCCAAGAGATACTAATTGGTTAACAACTTTCTGTGCGGTTCTCTTACTAAGGCAAGCATTGTCTGCAATAGTATTTAAAGAAGGCCAGCATTGTTGATCATCTTTGTTGGCATAGCTTTGTATTACCCATAGCACCGCAAGTTGATTTGGTTGTATTTTTCCTCTAAGATTTGTAGGTAATGCGGTAAATTGATACCCTTGTGGATTAAATGACATCTTTTAAATTTTCTGTAAATGGTCTTGAAGCTGCACCGCAAGGCAGTAAAAAATATATTGGAAAGGGTCGAATGATTGAAGTAAGTAAAAGAGTAAAACCATGGCGAGAGTTGGTCAAAAGGGAAGCTAGTAAAATAAAACAAACGCCTATCAAGGGTGCTTGCTTTGTCGAGGCCACTTTTCGTTTTAGAAGGCCGAGAGCTCATTATTACTCAAATGGCACTCTCCGTACAGAGTCACCTAGAAATGTTACGGTTCGAAGAAATGATTTGGATAAACTTGTAAGGTCTAGTTTAGATGCTCTCAGCGGAATAACATTTGTAGATGATTCATTGGTAACAATTCTTACTGCTAAGAAAAGGTACTGCGAAGAAGGTGAAGAGGTGGGTGCGGATATACTTGTCGTTGAACCT